ATCCATAATTAAATCCATGCTCTTTCTGGCAACTCATAGCCATCTTCGTGATATAACTTATTTTGCTTAGGTTTATATTTTGGATCGCCACCATTCATGATTCACCTTCCGCAATAAATTCTGACAACTTGACTTGGAACAACTCAGCTAAAATAACCATAGTCTTCAATGATGGCGATCTATGACCATTTCTGATTAGCGAAATAGTAGCCGGTGACAATTCAGACTCTTTGCAAAGGTCAGCCTGACTAAATCCATTTAAGCCCATGTAGTGATCTAGCGATTTATTTATGTTCATGTTTGTCTCCTTGTTTAGCCATATTAACAATGAGTAAATTAATTTGCAACATATGTTGACACAAAGATAATATTGGCTATACTGTTTGTACATTCTAATAAGTCCGAAAGGAAAACAAAATGAAAATAGAAGACTGCACCACCCGCACTGTTCAAATAGCAAACTCAATGCTGAAGGATAAGATGGAAGATGAACTTCTTCTGTGGGAAGCATTAGACTTTTCGCAAACTTTGCTTATCCACGATTCTCCTAAGTCAGACTGGCAAGCCAAAGCAAACAGATTCGCGGAGCTAGAGTTTCTCGAAGAAATAAAGTCTGCAATTCTTCAAAAAGATATGGATAAATTAGGCAAGCATTTCTATGCTCATATCCACCGCTATTTGATTACCTGTTCCCTTTGGGAAGCTGAAGGTAAATCTGACCATGAAGCTATGTTTGAAGAATTATCTGATTTTGAGAGAGGCGAGTATGACGCTGTTCATGGGCATGATGCTTTGCGCGATCAACCTGTTAGTTATGAGAATGGATTTAACGTCGAGTATGCGCGTCAACAATGTGCTGATGCACAAACTGGAGTGAAATAATGAATGTGTGGCAGAAATTATCGACTATCGACGTAAATCTGCACACCGAAAAGAAAGGCAGATTTACTTATTTAAGTTGGACTTGGGCATGGGCAACACTGATGGAGCATTATCCTGATTCTACGTATGAATTTGGCGAAAATGAAATTCATTCAGATGGCAGCGTAACTACATATTGCACAGTTACTGTTAAAGGCGTGTCTCACACGATGTGGTTAGCAGTGATGAACATGAAGAATCAAGCAATGCTTAACCCACCATCCACTGAAATAGCAAATACTAAAATGAGATGCTTAGTTAAAGCATTGGCGATGTTTGGATTGGGTCATTACATTTATGCCGGAGAAAGTTTGCCTTCAGAATCTATTGAAATTATTAGCTACGAGCAGTCTGTCATTCTTAAAAATTTGCTAGAAAAAACTAACAGCAATGTGTCAAAGTTTTGTTTGGCTTTTAGGTGTGATTCAGTCGATCAATTACTTGCTTCTAATTACAACTTTGCTTTAACAAAACTAAATAAAAAAGAACATTCGATGAAAACAAAAGGGCCAAAAAAAGAGCGAATCAAATGATTATTCTTGAGGATGCACAAGGCTCTGATGAATGGCTGCAAAGTCGAATTGGTAAACCTTCTGCATCTAATTTTGACAAATTAATCACCGCCACTTGCAATCCTAGCTCTAGTGCTGAGAATTACATAAACCGAATAATTGCAGAAAGATTGTCTGGTGAGCCGACTGAGTTTTATGTCAATGACGCTATGACACGCGGCAATGATTTAGAACCGCAAGCAAGGGCGTTTTTTGAATTTGAAACGGGAATAGATGTTCACCAAACTGGTTTTATTCTTGATGACTCAAAAGAATTTGGTTGTTCGCCAGATGGGGTAATTTTAGAAACCGGCAAAGTTGTGTCTGGGCTAGAAATTAAATGCCCTTTGGGTGCTGCTGCGGTGGGTAATTTACGTCGCAATTTAATGCCCCAAAAATACTATCAACAAGTTCAAGGGTGTATGTGGATTTGTGATGTGGAAAGTTGGTGGTTTATGAGCTATCACCCAAAAATGAAAGCCATGATTGTAGAAGTGAAACGAGATAATAATTTCATTAAAAAATTAGAAAACGCTGTAAATTTGGCAGTAGAAATAATCCAACGCGAAACTAAGAGGCTTAAAAGATGAAATTAGGAATTTCTGTAAAAATTGACGTAAGCAAGATCGACAAGTCAAGATTGTACAAAGGTCAAAAAGGAACATATCTTGATTTGACAACATTTATTAATACTGCTGAATTAGATCAGTACGAGAACAATGGTTTTATTTCGCAAACTATGTCAAAAGAGGAGCGTGATAATAATGTTGAAAAAACGCCCATCCTTGGTAACGTCAAAGTTTTTTATAGCGATGAAAAAAAAGACGAAACGGAAAGAGTTAAGTCACAAAGTAATGAAGAATGGCTTGATGAGCATAATGAAGCTACTGCCAAAATTAATAAGGCAAACAAAATAACATCAAATTTTGTTGATTCGGAAGAGATACCATTCTAACTTTAAGTGATGCAGAGCAGCGCGTAGCCAAATTTATTGCGGATGGGCGCATGAATAATGCCGCTCAAAAAGGCTATCATAAAAAGCTAGAAGGTCAAACCGACAATCAACAGTGGGTAGAGCGGCAAGGAATTGGCTCAGAAATGATGTGCGCTAAACTTTTAAATGTGTATCCAGATTTGACAGTTCGCACTGGCGGGGTAATGCCAAAGGAGGATTTTTATACCCCGCGAGGCTGTTCTGTTGACGTTAAATGCACACACCATAGCGATGGCAGATTATTAGCTCAAAAATTTAAAATCAAAAATCCATGCGATTTATATGTATTGATGATCGGAGAGTTTCCAACATTTGCGTTTGCCGGTGCTTGCACAAAAGAGGAGCTTTTTTTGCCCGAAAATTTAATTAATCTTGGCAGGGGCGAAGCCTACGGGTTATTGCAACGCAATTTATTTTCAATCGAAAAATTTAAAGAGCTGTACTGTTGACCACTAAAAAAGCTATGGCAGGGAATATAAACTTGTTTTTAACAAAAATCCTAACTAATTGATTTATAAAGGTTTTTAAATGTCCGATCAAATTTTTGAAATTGAATTTTTTGGTGATTTAGGAATAGAAAACCGAACAGTTAAAGTTATTGCTTCTAAAAATTCGACAGAAAGAGACATTCGCGCTGCAATTAATTTTTTATTAAGCATAATTAAAACTCGCAATGCATCCGAATAGCTAATAAACATCGCGTTAAACCGCTTTTAATGCTTGCCTAACAGCGATTAGCACCCTTAGCCATACCACCCTACTAGTAGCATAAAAAAAGCCCCAATTAAGGGGCTAATGCGCGTATTGGCTCGCGGTGCGCTGCCCCGCGATCATGGGACGACTGGCCCCTAGCCTAGGAAAAGCCCAAAATACAATAATCCAACAGTAGCAGACCACAAAACCAATTCGGCAATCATATCTATAATCTGTCGCCGCCGCATAGATGCGCGCTCTTGTTTTACTTCAGCCATTAGTTGATCGCGCCGAGTGTAGAATGTCATGCTGCCACCTCTTTTGCTGCCCATTTTTGGACATTGCCCGACAATGCATTATCCCACGCCATGTTTGCTGTAAAAGAACCGTTGTGAATGCAAACACCGCTAGATTTAAGTACGAAAATGTACGCGGCCATTCCGTTTCTGTCGTGATTTGCGCGTTTAAATGTAACGCCAATGTTTCGGCATATTTGCCGCGTTTCTTTAATAATATCGTTATAAGTCATCAACTGCCCAATCATGCTGCCACCTCCAAATCTAGTTGCAAATTATCCATAAAATCGACTGCCTTTTGAGCCATGCTAGCCGCTTGGAATATGTAGTCAGTATCATTCTTTAAAGCTGATAGCCAACTAGCCAAATATTGAATATGGTCTTCTCGCGGTTCACTCGATACGCTTAACTGATTGCATAAAAACGCCGCGCTTAATTCTGCGACTAGCTCCTCAAAAGCGTATCCGCGTTTATTCTTAGATTCTAGCCGATTAAGGCGTGATGCGTGTCCGGTCATATGAGCGCATTCGTGAAACAAAGTAGAGTAGTAGCATTCGCTTGCCGTGCTTGTTTTCGTATCGCTAAAAGCCTCTCTAACGGGCATATGCACATAATCACCAGATGGGGTGTAGTACGCTCTACCTTCATTCGAATGCCTAATTTCAAAATTTAAACGATTGATATAATCATCTGCACTTTGAATGCGAGTAGTTAAATCAACAGCGTTAATAATTGGTTGTGGGTATTGTTCGCCGCTTTCGATAGACAAAACCATCGACGAAGGAAAAACACGCGCACCGCCAAAGCCAATTAAAGTATCGTCGCCAGTTTTTTTATCTTTGACGATGCGGGGTACAGTAATAGCTATTGCAACGCTGCCTTTTTGAACTTGATAGCCTAACTCTTGCCATTGCTTATATGTTGCTACTCTTGCATATCCATTCATTCCAAGCCAAAGAGCATTTAATCCCTTATATGCTTTATTTGTTTTAGCGTTAATTGGCTTGCCTCCTAAATCCCTAAATGGTTTAGTCCAGTCGGTTCCAGTTGATTGTGCTAATTCTATCTTTTCAACAATTTTTTGGGTAATTTCTTCTTTTATGTCTTTTTTCATTTTATGCACCTTTCGGTTGGTTAGTTAAAACTAAAAAGCGTACTGATTAGAATACGCTTTATGTTTTTAACTACGCTGCGCGTTTAGCATCTCGTGCAATTGCCCAATCGCGTGTTTTTATTTGTGAATCAGTGAGCGGTGTTCCATCGTAATTACATATGCGCTTCTTATACCAAATCGTGTCAGTAAGAAGCAGACGTTTTTCTCTAAATTCTTTATACATCTTGTCGCTCAATAACGATTGTGCAGTTATACAAATAGCGTATTGCATTGCTGAACGATCATTTGATAATTTTTCGCGCCTTAGCATATCGCCATCCCAGTCTCGATAATAAAGAATATGCGCTTTTACTATAGTCACATCGTCATGCTGTTCTAATAAGATTTTAAATATCTCTGATTTATTCATTTTATGCACCTTCCGGTTATGCCCCCGAAGGGGCGGTTAATTTACCAAACACCTTGTGACATATCGTCGATTAAATAATCATAAACTTTAGGCATTACACATTCCATTCCCTCAATATAACCAAAGCTAACTACAATGCATCGAGCTTGGCTTGCATTCCATATTTGACCCTCTTGTAACCACGCCTCTGCTTCCCCAAAATCTCTATTTATGAATAACTCTGCACCGTGCTTTAGAGCTTCTCTTTTTAACATCGCTAATGTTGCCATCTCTTGCACCTTTCGGTTGATTACTGTTTATTTATACAGTGCTTTATTGCGCCTGCTTGTTATTATAGTTTTATCTAATTTACAAATGCAAACTATTTCATCAAATTAATTAAACATTAGCCTTATTTATAGATCATGGTGATTAATGATACAATCTAATAAATAGATAATTCAATCAAATCAAAGTAGTTGGAGGTTAAAAATGGCAAGGCCTAAAGGATCGGGAAATAAACCAATGAAGCGGCTGTTAGCTGAGAGGCTTGCGGAGCGTTACCCGACGTTCGACCCGATTTTAGCGATGATCGAGTCTAGCATTGAGATACAGCGGCAAGCTCAATTGACTGGTGATATAGCAGATCATCGGGCGGCTATTGAAGCACTAGATAGAACGGCTAAGTACATCCAACCTACGTTAAAAGCAACCGAGATAAGTACAGACGGTGGGCTAACTATAAGCGTTAATCGAAAGCGATATGATGGATCAAAATCAGACGTAAGTGATTGATTCTATTGAGGAAAAGAGGCCCCCCTCCCGCGCGCGCGGGCGTGTGGTATATATATGCCTCTCGCAAAAAAAAATTGACTAAAAAAACTTATAAAAGAGGTAGAATTATTAATAAATTTTATTAGTTAATTGTGTTATTAATAAGACATGGTAACCCTTTAACCTCTGGCTGAGATTAATTTTAGATATGAGGGCAGAAAGCGGCTCATCGGTATTATTGTATGTGTATCGAATCTCTAATCTATTCCTTAGACAGTACCGACTGATTAAGGAGGCTATGTCTGGAGGGTCAACCACGGCTCTAGTGTTTGATTATTCACTAGCCTCTAGCCCACATACATCTCGATTATACTTGATTACTGTTATTCTTAATACTATTCTGGAGGTTAAATGAAACATAAAGGGTTTATTCACAAATTGCCTAAGAAAGATATTGAGCGTCATTTTCCAGAAAAGAATGGAGGCAAA